GAACTTTACTATGAAATGTTTGGTGGGGAAGAAGAGATTCCCTACACAACATCTTCCACCTGTTCTTCATTCTTTCCCTTCAACTAATGCAAGAATCTAAGTTTCTTCTCTGGGGTGAACATCACCGCGCTAATGGTTGGACGATGAGAGATTGTTTAGGTTACATTGCTTCTAGTAAAGAAGAAGCGATTGCAACTTGTAATCGAAATCAACCACAGTTTGTAATTCAATCTATCACAATCGAAGAATGAAAACAACAACAGCAACTTATTCGATTCAAGTTACACAACCTGGAGGGCATTTATCCTTTCTAAAAGAT